GTCATAACCGCATTAAATTGGGCCAAAACAGTTGGATCAGATATTGTGGAAACATCGTGATCTGGGCTTAAAACATAACGATGAAAGTTTTGTGAAAGTAAGTTGCCATCTTCAAGCACCTGAATAGCTTCACGAACTTGAAGGACATAATGATCTTTTACTCGTACAGACTCAATTTTGTCTGTTATTGTTTGTTTTGTTAGTGTCATTTTGATTGTCCTATGTTGGTCTGCCGATAGCTATGCTAACAGTAATTATTAACTTGTCCGATAAACCATCTGAACAGACAGTTCAGAAAAAGTGCTGGGGTAGCCACCAATGGGTCTTACATTCAAAGCTGAGCTACCACCTTGCATATAGGCCGCAGCAATCGTAGACGCAGAGCCCTCATACCACAAAAGGCTCATTTGGTAGTCCGCGTTACCCGCAAAAGGTAAGCCTGAAATAGCCAGAATACCAGAGCTCGGAAACCCAGATACACTGGCCAAGTAACCCGTTATGTGAACGACCTTTCCTATTTTGATGTAGGTAAAATTAGATGTGTAGGCGCTCCCAGAGCTAAAGGTCGGCGTCCAAGTCCCTTCTTCGTAATCGTCTAAAACATTATCAGAAGTTGTTGAACTTGCACCAGTTACACTAGAAACAGAATGATTTTGAAAAGAAATCCCCCCACCAGAAGGAAGAATTAAGTCAGCATTAGTAGTCTTGAGTTCGACATTTCCAGAGGAATCAATTTGTACTCTATCAGTACCACCTACTTTTATATCAATCTGATCATTAGTATCAGCAGTTATGCTTGTGTCACCATCTGTATCAAGGATTAATTCATTGCCTTGTAAATCGACTGTTCCTCCAAAAGTACCACCCCCTGCAATAGTAACATTATCAGACGTATCTAAAGTGATTGTTGAACCACCATCACTAGCTTTAATAACATTAGACGAAAGTGTTAAATTCGGTACAGTAACATCCCCAGAGAAGGTTCCACCCGTAGAAGCTCTTACTGCATCCACTAATGCGAAACTTCGGAATACTTTAATCTCAACAATATCGTTTTCAACTGCAGGACTAACCAAAGAAACTTGCGTAGAACTGACGGTGTAATCGGTGGTTTCTTTAAGCAGAACACCATTCAGATAAACGTGTGTTTCGTCACCACCTTCAATCACTACTGTAAAATTAGTCTGTCCACCAGAACCAACCGTTGTGGTGTAATTAGTGATCTGAGAATTGGATGTGGATTGTTTCCCGATAAATGGCATTATACGTCCTGTTCCATATACGATAAGACTACATCTATATTTGCGTTGTCTGCATAGATCTGTAACTTATCTGTAGTGTTTAATATATACTTTTGCCCACTCATTACTTCTAAACTTGTTTCTTCCTCTATAGAAACCGAATTTAAAACCTTTACTGTAGCGTTCTGACTAGCTCCACCCTGAGTCGTATCAGATACTATTAAGACAGTTACTTTTATAGATGTTGTGTGTTTATTTGCCAACATAAGACTTAAAATAATTTCAGTCTTATCATCAGGTACTTCGATTAAGTCTGTAGGTGTACCACTATCTGTGGATACACTTGCTTTAGTGATTACTTTAAATACGTTTGCCATAATTATCCGAGTGCAATACTAAGAGCAACTGCATCATCTACAGTTGCCTTTGCGTTCCAAGTAGAAGCAGAACTAATATAGGCATCAGCTATTTGTGTTCCTTGCCACGTTCCAGTACTCACATTCCCAAGTGTCGTTATATTTGAAGTACCTGCCCAAGTACTTAAAGCAGTATCTTCAACATTCGATAAACCTACTTGTGATTTTGTTACAGAGTGAGGATTAGAAGTACTTGAAGCGTGTGAGGTTAAACTTGCTGAAGTAGCTTTAAGTTCAAGTGATGTTTCTAAGTCCTGTAATGCTCCTTTAATCGTTTCACTATCTGCTATAGTCGAACCAGTAAAAGTACCCAAATCATCTGAAGCATCAATAACCCCTGATAACGTAATAAGATGATCTACATCCAAAGAAGCTTTGGTGTGGTCTGAAGAATTTAGTTTCGTTTCTACTGCTGTTTCTAAATCCTGTAATGCACCTTTTACAGTATCGTTATCACTTATAGTAGAACCAGTAAACGTTCCTAAATCGTCAGAAGCATCACTTACACCTGAGAGGGTGATTAAATGATCAACGTCTAAACTTGCTTTGGTGTGGTCTGAGCTATTTAGTTTGGTGTTTAGTTGTGTGACTGTTGCGAGTCCTGCTTCGCTTGCATCCTGATTAATAAACTTACTTGCTGTGCTGTCGTAAGCTAATACATCATTATCGGCTACAGAAGTAATCGTGACATCTAGTAACTCATTAATTTCATTTACTGTAGCTACAGCAGTATCAACATAAGCTGTAGTTGCTAACTTCGTGGAATTATCACTAGCACTTTGAGTATTTGCAACACAATCAGTTAAGGTTTTGTTTGTTAATTCTTGAGAACTTGTTAATAAAACAGCACTATCTAAAGTGTCAAAATTTGCATTTAGCTTAGTCCCCCAAGTTCCTTTACTACTTCCTACTTCGGGCTTAGTTAAACTTAAGTTTGTTGTTAAAGTATCTGCCATTAGGTTGCAATAATGTAAGATCCGATTACTAGGTAAGGTTGCAGAATAGAATGTGCTGAAGTTGCACTTGCTCCTGAAATACTTATATCTGTTTCAGGGGTTGTGTGAGTGTGGGCATAACTGTGGGTATGATCCTGACTTGCATCACCTGTGTTATGCGTATTCTGATCGGTTTCTACATGAGTTGCGTTACCACCTGAGTGAATATTTAAAGTTCTGATTCTGAACCCTGCAGGGTGGGTATGACTCTGACTTTGCCCTCCTGTGGTTGAGGTACTCTGCGAATTAGTAGTCATCGAAGGGACTGTTACTGTGTGTGACTTTAATCCACTTTCTGAAGCAGTTAACTTGTGTTCGTGCGATCCACCTGAATTACCGATATTATCAGCAGAGTCAGGCATTCTTGTAGCTGTTGATCCTGCCATAGTATCGTCACCTACTGGTACTCTTCCTCGAAGATCAGGAACGTTGAAAGTACTACTACCGTCACCTGTACCGAATGTTGTACCTATAACGTCAAAGAGATCATCATAAACCGTTCTAGATACTGCTTGCCCGTTACACGCTAACCAAAAATACCTAGTATCACCTGCATAGCTGATACTTCCTAAATTTTGTATTACTGAAGTAGATACACTTGCAAAAAGTTTTATTTCACCTGCTAAGTGTGTTAATCCCGGTCTTGTAAACTTAGGTTGCTCTACTAAGTAAACTACAGATTCTAAATTATTCTCTGTAGCAAATCCTGCGTCTGTAGTACCGTCTGCTTTTTTAAGATCTAGTACTGTATCACTTACAACATTATCTATTAAAAATTCACCGTAATTAGCAGTATTACTTGAAGCGTTTGCTATATAAATTCTGTCACCTGCTACGTAGTTATTAAAACCGTTAGTCGTACCAGTAGTTATATTATTACCTGAAAAGCTTAAAGAGTGAGTAACACCCTTTTGATCTACTTTATCAACTTTGTTATAAACTTGAGAGTCAAGTGTGTCTAAGTTTGTATTAATAAGTGATCCCCAAGTATCATTCGCACCACCTACTTCAGGTTTTGTTAAGCTGTAATTTGTTGTAAAAGTATTAGCCATCTGTTGTTCTTCCTATTACAAATAGTCTACTAGCATAATCACCTTCTCCGTATTCTTCCTGTCCGAAATATGTACCGTCTGTTTTTGAAAACGCATCATAACTTACAGAAGTAGATGTTTGCTCAGTAAAACTTAAAACGGTACTTGTTAAGTTTGTAAAATCAGTTGTTGTTCCTGTTTGAACTTCATAAATAGTTGTGTCAAAAGTAACAGGCATAAAATCTAAATCTGTTCCTGAAAGTTCTGTGAAACTAAGAGTAACAGGTGTTGATTCTGCAAAGGTTGTTGTTGTTCCTGTTTTTGTAACATAATCCTGCTGGTTTACTGTTGTGGTCACTTCCAACCACCGTAATATAAATTCTGAGTTGCTCGCATAACTAAAGTACCACTTTCAGTTTGTGAGCGTTCATCACTTACTCTTAACTCTTCGATAGCCTTTCCTAGTAAAGCACCCCACGTACCTATTCTTTCATCATTCATAAGGTAGGGTTCAGCCTGAACTAAGGTTCCGTAAAGGTAAATATCAGGATGATTAGTAAGTAGAAAGTTAGTTGTATTTGTGTCTGATAGTGAAGTAATTGTAGAATAATATACTAACTCTAAGGTGTAGCTAGTATCAGGTGTAGGATATAACTCAAAATCTGAACCAGTTATAGAAAAGTAAAGTGGTTTTCCTGAATCAGAACTACCTTCTTTTAACTCATCTATTTTTGTTAGTGATACCTGCTCTAATCTTCTTATAGGTGAAGAATTAATTTGAATATTATATAATTCAAGCAGGTCTGTAGGTTGAGTTACAAACTGTGTGCTTACTGTTGAAGTAGCTCTTTTAATCTGATTTCTTGTTCTTAAAACCCTATTAAAACTTGCCTCTGCAAGCTTAATAAAATCAGGTATATTCGAAGTTAAATCAGATCTATTAAGCCAACTTCCTACAGCAGTTTGCAACTCACTATAGGTTGATAAAGCCACTTAGTTACTCTGCTGTAGCTTTTGCCTTACCGTTACCGTTTTTCTTACCAGATGCTCTTTGTGCTATTTTAGCGATTAGTGCATATTCCCCTGAACGCTTCGGGAACTTACGTTTCCAAACATTAAAAATCGTTACATCAGGAATACCACCAGAAAGTAAAATATCAATCTGAGCGTTTACACGTTCTTCCATACTAATACCTCCCGTAAGTTAATCTAAACTTTGCATTATGCGAATCGTTATACCACTTTTTCCACTTTTTCTTATCGGAAAACCACCCCTCCTTAATCGCTTCGCCAACTACTGCTAAAGGAACTTCTGCAATAGGTCTGTATGCACTTTTCCTATTAATATTAACGTGTTCTCTGAAAGCATGACATTGCTTTAGAAGGGGTTCTACGTTTTCGTGTTCTAAGAAGGTAGTCCTATCATTTTCAAAGACTACCTCCTTCACTACATTTCCCCTATGATCGTAAATAAATCGACTCATAGTGTATTATGCAGTACCACCAGCGTAGACAGGTTTAAGATCGCTAATTACACCGTGCGCTTTCTCGTTATCTACCTGAACACCCCATTCGCATATTAGCTGTTTAGTTTCGTTGTCACCTGTTCGCCCACGTTCCTGAATAGTAAACGGTCTAAGCATCGCAAGCTTGCAGTAATCAAAGTCCACAAAAAGTACATCTGTTTGATCAGTTGCGGTACTTCCAGACTTATAAATATGTCGAGAAATTGCGACTTTAACATCACCAAAATCTGAGGCATAAAGTGTCACGTTTGAGGTTACAGTATTTTGATCCACAATAACCTGAGTCCCTAATCTACCAGCGAAATCAGAGATTTCACGTTTATTTGCAGGACCAGCGATTACCGTGTCAAATTCAGCACCGTTATCGTACATACTTTCCATAGCAGTAACGAAAATATCTTCCGTTAGTTCTCGCTCAGTACCATCAGTAATAGCACCCCCTGCTGTGCCAGCGTGTGCGCCATTAGTTCCCCTAAAATCATTAGAGGTTAGAAAGTGTGTAAAACTACGTGTTTGCCTTGCAGTTGATTCACTATTTGAAGAAGCATCTTCAAGTGCATTATGACTTAAAATAGTTTTCTCTAAATCAATCTTAATTGCTTTAGAAATTAAACTTAATTGATGTGCCATTTCTCCAGAAGCTTTGCCATAATTACTTAATGCTTCTTGAGTTCCAGTAACGGTTGCGTTACGTGCATTAATTTGACAATAATTACTCTGCCTTGATACCAAAGTACGTGCATCTAGGCTCATCTCATTTCCTTCGACTACTGCCAAGTTACTTGCACTTGTTGGTAAGCTTTCAGTCAACCACTCGAATGAAGTGTTAGCTACATCTCTGCGAGACATAGTAGACAACATCATAGTTTCTGTAGGATCTATATTAAAAATTGCGTCCTCTACTTGCTCTTTTGCAGTCTTAGACGTAGAAGCATTACTATCGTAAGATGTTAATGCATTAGTGCTTAAAATTGCCATAATTCAACTCCTCTCTAAGCATTTAAAATTTGCTCAAAAACGCTTTGTGCGTCCCTAAGTTTTCCTGTTTTTTTAAGTTGGGCTTGATGCCTTTGTAACTGAGTTCTTTTCCTGACAGGTGCATTAATAGCACGAACAGCTTGAGCCGAAGAAGGTGTTTTATCTACACGTTGCTTGATCTCAGAACGCTTACTTTGCAAAGCATCATAAAGCATAGCCTTCCTGAGAATACTAACTGCTCTAGAATCTGTTACACTTCCTAATTCCTGTTCAGAATAACCCTGCGTAGTCCCGTAAACTTTTAATGCTTCACGTTCCCTATTTGCAGTTTCGTTATCCTGCCACTCAGGAATAAGTTCTTGTAACTTTTGTGCTTCACTTTCTAAACGTTGTTGCTGTTCAAACTCTTGCTGTTTTTGAAGTTGCGCTTGAAGTTCTGCAACTCTTCTTTCAGCTTGTTCTCGTTCTAAACGTCTTTCCTGAAACTCGTTACGTTCTACAAGATACTGAACTGGATTTTCAGCTTTAAGCTGGTTCCAATATTCAGCACTAATTTCTTCGTTATCTACAGAACGAAGGGCATCATACTCTAGCTTAAGTTGCTCAGAAAGCTGATAAATAGCACCTAGATTCCCCTTTTGTTCCTCTAGCTGTTTCCTCTCCTCGCTTAATGCCTGAGTCTTGCGAGTATAGTCCTGTTGTCTAAGTAGATAGTTATTTAACTCAGAAGCAGAAATTTCTACGTCTTGCCCTTCTTCACCTAAAGGTAAAACGTATTTCTTTTCCTGCTCCTCTTCTACTGGGGTTTCTGCTTCAGGTTCCGCTTGTCCTACCTCTTCCGGGGCAGGGGCATCCTCCTCTGCTTCATCACCCTCTAAAAAAGCCTCGAATTTTTCGTGTGCTTCTTCAACTGTTAAAGGTTTGTTTTCTTCCTGAACTTGTTCTTCGGAAACAGGTTGTTCTTGCGAATCCTGATTAATTTCCTCTGCCACGTTCTAACTCTCCTGCATTAATAAATCTGACTAAGTTATCTTTAACTCTGTCTAAGATTTTAAGTGAATAATAAATACGTTCCCTTTTGTCGCTTTCTTCAGGATCAGTACTTAGTAAAGCATTCAAATAATCTGCTCTGCATTCCTCGAAACTCTTTTGGAACACTTTGCTTTCGAGTATTTGTTTTGCTTCCCTTGCGTCTTCGAGATCCTGTTGCGCCAACTGTTAACGTATCTAAAATGTAAATCGTTTGTTTGCATTATATAAGATGCTGTTTCTAAAATACTTTTTTTAATCTAAGAGACTCATACCCTTACGAATAAAGTTTCTAGCTTTGCTATCTGTAATGTCTATATAAGTTGCACCTGTAGTATTTTGTTCATTACTAAAATCGTAATAGTCTACTATATCTTGTCTATCATTCTTTTTTGATATTTTAAGTACATCACTAACTTTTCTATCTTGCGTTAATTTTTTATCAAGTGCTTCGTTTGCGGTTACTGTATTCTTCCGAAAAATTAGATCATCTTTATTAATTCTTGTTACACCAGAATCCACCTTAAGTTTTTTTGAAAGCTTCTTAACGTACTGAGGTAAAACACGATCATAAATATGCTTGTATATGTCACCTGATCTTCCCGAACCGTAAGTATAAGCCTTTGAAGCGTTTGTTTCTAAAACACCTTTTGTTGTAAAAGGATCATAGTTTTCTAACTTATTAATTTCGTTTAAGTACTCATCTTCACTCATTTTTTGAGATTCTTTTTTAAGCCTGTCAAACTCTTTCTTAAGCATCTTTGCTGTATTAGGATCTATCATATCAGCTAGATAATTTGCCCTTAATGTACCTGCTAAAGCATTAGGTCTACTGTCATACATATGCAAAGAATAAGGATCATATTTGTGAGTAAACTTATCACCATTTTGGTCAGTAACAGTAATTTGTATTGTATCCTCTCCTAGACTAAACTGACCGTCTGCATTAATCATATATTCTATTTTTTGTACAGGTCTTACGTGATTAACGTTCATAATATCTTTAGCACTTGCAAAACCTACACGATCATAACCGTTATCTGCTCCCCAGCGTAAAGCACGTTTCATAGCCATTCTAATCCACCTGTCCCTGTTACCTAAAGGATTACCGTAAGGTGCGCTACTTATAGTAGGACCGATATTCTTAGTCCTTCTAGCTTTTGATTCTATGTTCTGTACTAATTCACCTAATCTTTCTAAATCTGCTTGTGCATTAGGGTCACGCATAGAATCCCGTCTATACACTATTTGATCTTTTAAATCGTTATAAGCATTTCTTAACCCTGCTTTATCGTTTGCACTTGTGTTTGATTTAATAGTTGAAATTTTATTCAATTGATCAGGGTCTAACTCTTGAGTATAAAGATCAGCAAAATTAGCCCGAAAACCTAAATTACCACCGGGGTTACTTAAAGGGCTTTCATAAATGTCAACAACTACATAATTATCAGCATCATTTGATCTCAGGAAAGCTTGAACTTGATCAGGACTTTCAAATGAGTTTATAACTTTGTCTAAATATTTACTTTTCAAATCATATCTTAATCTAGGTGGACCGTCTGGAAAGTTATACTTTCTATAAATATCTATAAACTCATCATAATCTTTAATAGCGTCTTTATAATCAGCTATTTCACCCTGAACAAACTCTACTCCGTTAACAGTAAACCTTTCGCCTTTTGAGTGCATAGCTTGAAACCAGTCACTTTGTACTTCTTCTAAAAAAAGAACTCTGTTTCCGTTCTGATCTAAACGATCTGAGAAACGCATCCAGACGGGTTGAAAGTGTGTTAAAGGCTCACCACTAAAAGCGTGTGCTAAGTTTTGTCCACGCATTTTAGTTAACATATCGTTAGTATGGTCTGTTAATTCTTTCCAGTTTTCAGCTTCTTCAGGAGTCCAGTTATTAGTTATTTCTTCTGGTAATTTACCTAAATCACCTCTTTCTAAGTTAGGTTTAAAAGTTGCCAAAATATCAGGATGATGAGTTGCAACATCATACTTTCTTGCTAACTCTAAAGCTGTTCTTCTAAAATCAGGATTAACAGACTTTTCACCTAGAGAAAACACAAGTTCTCTGTAGTTAATATTAGAATTACCTACTGTATACAGACCCCACTTACTTTGTCTTGTAATACCACCACCTTTAGGTGCGTTTTCATAAGGTAAAGTGAATAAAGGATCATATTCACCTTCCTGTTCTGTTATTTCCACTCTTTGCCCTTCTACAACTTCAGCATCAGCATCTCCGGCCCACTCTTCAGGATCATAACCTAAATCCTCTAAAAGCTCTTGCCTTTCAACATCGTCCATCTCATGCCATTGTTGCATATTAAGCTCATAAAACCGCTCATCTAGACCCCCTACGTCTATGCTGGCTGAGTCTATATTGCCTTGCTGATCTATTAATACGTTATAGTCTTCATCTTCATAAAGTACTCTTCTTATTTCTTCATCATTTAAACCCTGATCTGATAATTCTAAAAATGCTTCATCTGCCCAATTTTCCCTTCTTTCTATTTCATTAAAACCTAAATCTTCTAATGCAAGCAGATCAGTATCTATTGTATTAATAGTTAATGTACCACCGTTTTTTGCTATACTTAAAGCTTCGTCAGCGTCTACACCGTTTGTGAAATCAAGCTGATCCATAAATTCTTCAACTTCGTCAGGATCATCAAAATCAACATTACCTTCGTATTCTAAATCATATTCAACATCTGTTTCGTCTATATTTAAATTACTTAAATTTCTAGTTTCTAATTGCCACTCAGGGGAATAATCATAAACAAAATGTTGTTCTACACTTTCCATAACATCATCCCGGTTATCTTCTAACCAGTCTTCGTAATTAGAACGAGTTCGTGCAGTTACTTCATTACCTTGTTCGTCAAATACTTTAAAAGCAGGTTTATCACCGTATGCGACTTCTGTTATTTCTAACCCGTCAAAGTAGTCATCTATATAGTTTTCTATATCTTGCTTAGTAATTAACTGTCCTTCTTTACTTTGTATAAAATCTAAAAGACCTATATCTTTAAGTTCTGAAGGTGTAGTAATCATTTCACCGTCAGCATTCTTTGCAGACTTGGCAAGTCTACCTAGTATTCCTTCTTTTAACTCACCTTTTTCATCTGTTTTAAGCCAGTCTTGTGCTGGTTGTGGTTTGTTAGGTGCATTTTGTAATAGTGATTTTTTATCGTTTTGTAGTAGTGAAGTAAAAACTGGATTTTGTTGTTCTGCTTCTAAATCAGGATTAATAGAGAAGTTCGCACTTACCTGACCTGAATCTTCTACTTTTAAAGGGGATCTATTTTCTGATACAAAAGTTTGTGAAGCTTCATCTACAACTTCTCCCGGTTTTCTTTTACCAAATACTGAGGAAGGGCCAGTAGAATAACCTGAAACTATAGATGAGGTTAAACGTGGATCTGCTAGAAGTAGTTGCTCTATGCCTGAAAGTTCATCAGGCCTAACTAAACCTGCCTGTATATCGCTAATCTTTTTTGCTAGGTAGGGAACAGCTTCTTTACCAAACCTTCGGGCTACTGCACCGGGGATCGCTTCGATAGCTATAGGTGATATTTCTGCTAAAAACTCAGTAGCTTGTCCTACCGTTGTTTCAGGTTTAGGAAAAAACGTAGGTGCTTTGTCTAGTTGCGATCCGATCCACTCTGCACCACCTACAGGTTCAAGCATACTTTTCTGAAAACTACGTATGCCTAATGCCTGATTTGCTTCTTCAGGCAACATACTACTTAAACCTGTTGATAAGTAGTGCATACCTAAAGCAGGAATATCAGCAATATATCCCGGTATTTTTAATAAACCTCTAGCAGTAGCGGAAGGTATTTCTAGAAGGCTTTGTCTAGCTAAAGGAACAGCTTCTTCTCTGTATTTAGGGTCATAAATTCTACTCATTACCTGTTCCTCATCATTAATATTTCAGTTAAAACATCATCTATATCTTTCTGAGTAATATAAGGTTGTGCGGTCCCTTTATGCCTTTGTTTAAACCTTCCTGACTGTTCCCCCAACATTCCTGCATAATAAAGGTAATCAGGTACTAATAATTCTTGATCTACTTGAATGCCTACAGAGTTTGCGCTAGGTTCCTTCATTACTTTTCCTGCATTAGAACCTACTGTCTGAATATAAAAATCAGCATCCTCTTTAACAAACTTCCAAGGTACATTTCTGTCTATCTGACCTAAAGCAAAGTTTATTAAAGCACCTGTAGGTAAGCCTGTAGGAGAAGGAACAAAAGGAAGTTTCCCCTGTTTGGCTTTTTCGTAAAGTAACCCTGCTGTGGGGGAGATGTTTCTAAAAGAAGATGCGTAATTCTGATCCTCTGCATAATCTAAAAGACTCATATTATCAGGCATTCTTCCTCCTATTTAATCTGCGTTCTACTTTGCCTAAAGTACCGTAAACAAACTTCTCTTTTTGCTTACCTGTTAAGCCTATTTTAGATGCTTGTCTTTCAAGTTTTTTGTGTAACTTTTTAGGCATCAGGAATCTTTAACTTCATACTTTTTCTCAACATCAGATATAAATTTCTTCATATAACCTGCGAGTTCTAGTTCTTCTTCAGGCTTAATATCAGGTATGAATTCTTGAAGTGATTTAGGGTTTTTAGTGATTTCTTTGCAGTCTTTAAAAGTAAAATCGTGGTGGCTATCAAGGCTATAAAAACAAGTAAAAATATTATTATCTTTATCTTCAGAAGATCCCGAATTCCAGAAAGTATAAAATGCACTATTAAGCCAACGTGAATAACTCACATTCCACCACGTAAAGCGATTAATCTTTTTTCGTTTTCCACCTCACCGTTACAGCAAGGAATAGATATTACTTTACAACTAGAACACCGATAGTGACCGTATACAAATACTTGAGAATTTACACTTAAGCAGTAAAAACATATTTCATCTTTTGGGGGGTCTTCCTCTTTTTTTACCGTAAGTTCCTTTTCCACTAGGCATTCGATTCTCCTTTTTTATTAATTTTGGCTTGTTCTAATAAACCCTGTTGACGAATTAGTTCACGTTGAGTATCTAGCACTCCACGTAGCTGAGTGGTATCTATAGACTGATTATACTTAGCATTCATTTCTTGAAGCTTTAACTGACTATCTACTTCAAGTTGTGACATTTTAAACTGTGCCTCTGTTTGTGCTTTATTTTCTTCTAAAGCTAACTTTGCTTGTTCTATTGCTACTTGTGCCTGAATTTGTTGCATCTGAACTTGTGCTAACATCTCTTCAGGTGAAGGTTTAGGTGGTTCCTTCTTCTTAGGTTGATAGAACCGGGGATCAGTAAAAAACTGACTAGGATCTTTATGTCCTGTTAACTCAACTATCTTCGAAAGGGTGTTATAGTACTGAGTAATATTAACAAGCGGATTATCAGGTCCAACGGTTTGAAAGATCTGTTCCTGCTTTCCTGCCAACTGCATCAGGGTTTGCAGTTTATAGTTTTCGTCACCTGCTCCTAAAGCTACGTTACAACTAACATCAAAATTACTGTTCCAGACTTTAGGATCTATCGGTATCCACTCGTTACGAAGCTTGAACATCTTAACTTTGTCCTGATGCGCTATAACTAACTTCAGGATACCCTTATACAAGTGTTTAAAAGCACCTTCAGCAAAATTTCTAGCGATCATTTCCACCTTCTGCTGAGTCCCTTGTATAACAGCATTAATTGCGCTTCTGTGTGCAGACTGCATCACTTCAGGATTAAGGCCTTGTGATGCTTCGGTTACACCTGTTCTATTTTCAGTTAACTTCGTAAAATAGTTCAGAACACCTTCGGCCTGCTGTCCTGTGTAGGGAACGTTTAAGGCTTGAACTGCACCGGGGGATCTCATTCTTATTAATGCCCCGATTTCACTATTCATCAGGTCAGAAACACTAACTTGCCCGTCTACAAATGCCATACGTGGATGAACACTTAAACTAAGCGAATCCAGCATAGCCCTTAAGATGTTAGTTTTGGTTCTCTGAACGTCACGTAAGTAGTGATAAAGTGAAGATCCTGATACGTCAAAAGGTTCAGGAAAAGGTACAAG